CTCTTCCGCTTCTGTATCTCTAACAATTTTCAAGCAACAGCAACTAACCTCTTTACATTTTGACTTGTAAGCCATACTGCTACATTTCAAAATAAAACCAATCGCCGATGTTATTAAAAAACTAAAAAAAACCGCATTAAATACTGTAGTATCCATTTATATTATACTGCTATATAAAAAAAGGAGGGGTCGTAGGGGAAGTATTCCCTACTTAAGTAAAGACTGCTCCATATGACGATATTATATACCACTCGCTTAAATTAGCATTCCAAATCAACTCGGCGATTGAGCCTGTTCCCAGTAATTCAATATTAGTATGAGAAAGAGTTGAGTATTGTTTAATAGGATAGACACTTGTAAGAGAGACCTGCGTTGAGGTATCTACTATATAGAAAGGGAAACCTACGCTTGATTGAGCGTCGGTTGCGTAGTAAATAGTTGAAGCAGGATAACTAAACGCAACGCATTTCCAAGCAGAACCAATAGGTAAAGCAGGTAATAATGTATTTTGATTATAGAGATTAGAACCGCCGTAATATGTAAAAATAGTTCCACCACTTGCTGGTTGCGTAATAAATGTAATAGGATTACCACCTCCACCACCAAGAGGATAAGAACTTAAATCCCAATTACTCGTTCCACTATTCCAAACCATTAACATTCCATATGATATAAAACCACCACCTGCCCCAGTGAAATCACCACCTACTAATATTCCAGCACCAAAAGTGTTGTAATCAAGAACTGCCTTGACTGGGGCATTTATAGGGTTAATACCATATGGATAAAAACCAGCAGTATCATATCCGTTGAAAGTTTGAAAGACGAATAAATTGGAACTTGACTGCGGTCCGCTATTGGTATTTACTTGGTAAAAATCTCCACCAACAATTATAAAACTATTCGTATTATCTCTCGCAATAGAATAGACAATCCCAGCATTACTCATACTATCAACAAACCCTCCATTACTAAAAGAATTAACATTCAACGCATTATACCAAGTATTACTGGAATACTCCAAAGTAAATAATGCGTTTGTATAATAAGCACCTCCACTACCGCCGTTAAAATCAGTAAAACTTCCACCTACCATTAAACAACTATTAGCGGAATTATTAAATAAACATTTCACCTCCGCATTTACGCCCTGATATGAAGGCGTAATATCAATCACCGAGAAACCAGTATCAACCCCAGCAAGATTAGCAAGTCCGTATCCACCAAAATTACCTCCAATCGCCATATTATTACCACCATTATATTCAGTAAGGCAGTTGATTGGACCGCCAAAATAGTATTTGAAAGTCCAAGTAGCACCATTATCAATAGAATAGTAAAGATTTCCGCCTGATGTTCCAACCCACCAAGCAAAGTAAAAGACGCAAGATGCGGTTGCGTCTTCCGCTGACACTCCATTAAAATTTTGGACTCCTGAATCAATCCAAGTTTGGAGTTTCCCAGCATTCGCGCAAACGTATCGCTGATTTAAATCCAAACTGGTTGATGGAACTGTTCCATTCGCCGTAAGGAAATCTACTTTTTGGGGAGCGAGTTGAGATGAATTAGCAGTATTCGCATTAACAATGCCGATGATGTTTCTGGTATTCATATGTAGTTCTCTAAAACAATCTACTTGTAGGGTATTTCCATTACACCCAAGATAGGTAGATAGACCAACACTATCTCTTACATCTAAATCTAATCTGCCTCTCTCAACTCCAGCACCAATCGCAGGGGTATTCATATGAATTTTTCCGTAGTTGAACTCGGTTCCAGCACTATTTTTTGCGTTAAAATCAAGACGAATAGTCTCTCCTGTTTGAGCGGTTCTTCCATTATTGAACTTGGTTAAGAGCGTTGTTGTAGTCGCACTACTGCTATTTACAGATAGAGTGGTATTAGCAGTGGTATTTGTTAGCACTACTGCTTGACCTGACGCTTGTAGGATACCTGAAATGTTGTTATTATTCATATTGATACTGGAAGAACCAGCGGAATTACCAGCAGTTAGAACAAGCGATAGATTAGAGACAGCACTAATGGGAAGAACAGAGGTTAAAATAGAAGAATACTCATTTGGCGTTTGATAAATTACCGAACCAGTAGTTACTGAACCAGTATTGGATTGTATATATAATTTAATACCTAATCCAGTATATCCAGTAAGAGAGATTAAAGGAATAGTTCCTTGAATGGAGACCGAGCCAACGAGTGGAGTGACTGTATTAAGTAGTAAAGACGCAGGTGAAGTATATAAAATAGTCTCCGCACCTGATGACGCAGTTCCAATAATAGTATAGAAAAATGCTTCTCTTCCTTGACCTGCTATACTTGTAAGATTAGCGAAAAGAAGTAAAGTCCAAACACCAGCAGTAATAGATGTAATATTTAGAGTAGAGAGGAGGTTGAAAAATCCGCCTAAAAATACTGGCGATAAACTATTGGTAGTCCAACCAACAGTAGTAGGGGTTGCTATTTGAGTTGAACTTAATGTTTGATAGGTAGAACCGCTTGGAACTGTATAGGGAACACTATAATTAAAATATAACTGATAAGCAGTAAGAGCAGACTGACTATCTACATATTGTTTATTACAAAGGTCGGTTGAACCTTGAGGATTAGCAAGACAAGTTGGAGCAACCGCATTGGTAAAAGAGACAACAGAAGGAAGGGTTAATCCACCAGTAGCATCAATTGAATTAATTGTAATTGTATTAGTATCAGTTCCGTCGGTTATTATAACAGAAGGAACTACTCCATCAAGAGCAATAGAATTTGTCCCAGTATCTCTTACTAAAACACTACTTACAACTTCAAATGTTGTAGGATTTGGTGGAATTTCTACTGATGCTAAAGCCTGTTGAAGTAATGCTATTCTTGATAAGAAGGTAGTGTTATTTTCGGTATTATCTAAAAAGTTCATTCCAGTATTACTAATTGTAAATTGTTTTGGATTAGCAGTAAGTAAATCATATTTTATAACAATTCCATTATCAGGGTCAATAGATACACTTTTATTAGTATTATCTAAAGTCATTTGAATTCCATTATTATCAATACTATTAAACGTTGACATTATATTATACAATAGGAAAATAATTTCCCTTACTAATTACGCTAAATATACTCCTTTACCCCCACCAGCCACTAAAAAAGCAGTATTTATTATTGTAGCATTATAACACCAAATCATCTGCTGGTCTGCTTGAAAATAAACAAAAATACTATATGTTCCATCACCATTATTAACTCCTTGTAAATAGCCAGGTGTAGCAGCCCTCGCTCCGCTAAATACTTGGTCGTAAGTCCAATATTCTCGTCCTATTGGTGCGTAAACAGGGTCAGTCATATTAAAAGCACCATTTCCGTTAATTTGATTATTTAAATTATAAATTGTCCCATTTGTTGAACCAAAATTTCCACCCAAAACAAAACCAAAAATATTTAATTTACATTCAAATTGACCGTATTGAGATTTAGCAGAATTATAAAAAAAACAATTTATATTTACTGTTATAAAACCATTAAAAAGACTAAAAGCAGGATTACCTGAATTATTAGCAATTACAATTTGTAAAGGAACATTTGGAGTAAAATTCGCATTGTAAGGGCTATTAGCAGAACTGAGAAATCCTTGGTCTATATAACCACCATTATTATAATTATTTATAATTCCAGCAGTTGAAGAACTTGCTAGATTAGTTCTTGTAATAGTAATTGAATTAGGCGTTAAATTTGCTGGAATAGTAGCACCTGTAATTGCTGATTGAACCCAAGCCGTAGTCGGTATTTTTGTTGAACTATCGCTGGAAGCAGGTTGAGTAGAAGATGATGTTGGAGGAGCAACGTTATTGAAGGCATTTGTTCCAGTAAATGTATTATTTGTCGCTAATATTGAACTACCGCTAACCGCCGTTTGAACCCAAGCAGTAGTTGGTATTTTTGTTGAACTATCGCTGGAAGCAGGTTGAGTAGCGGTAGAAGTAATAGGAGCAACATTATTAAAGGCATTTGTTCCAGTAAATGTATTATTTGTCGCTAATATTGAACTACCGCTAACTGCTGTTTGAACCCAAGCAGTAGTTGGTATTTTTGTTGAACTATCATTGGAAGCAGGTTGAGTAGCGGTAGAAGTAATAGGAGCAACATTATTAAAGGCATTTGTTCCTGTAAAGGTATTATTGGAAGCCAATATTGAACTACCTGTAACTGCTGTTTGAACCCAAGCAGTAGTCGGTATTTTTGTTGAACTATCATTGGAAGCAGGTTGAGTAGCAGTAGATGTTGGAGCAACAGTATTAATAAATGAAACTGATGGAGAATAAAATGTAGAATTACCATTGACAACTATTCCTTGTAAAACTTCGTCTCCTTGAGCGACATTCCATTTCAAATATCTTAAATCGGCGGCGGCTTGGGTAAGCGAAATATCAGCGGTTATCCAGTATAAATTATTAAAAGTAGAAACATTTGGATTTGGTGGGGCATTGACACTCATTATATTATACCTTTATAAAAAAAGGTAATACCAAAACCTTAAATAAAGAAAGGTGGAATAAATTCTTTTCCCCTTATATATATTATATGGCTCATAAAGCAGAAATGGTTGATTGGTATAAGAAAATGCCTAAAAAGTTTCTTCTAAAATCTCATAATCCTCATTTTGATATACATCATATTAAGTTGCCTTTTAGAATGATTATCGCAGGAAATTCTGGGTCAGGTAAAACCCAAACATTACTAAATCTAATACATAATATGCCTAATACTTTTGAAAAGATATTTATAGTTACTAAAAATAAAGATGAACCGCTTTATAACTATTTAGAAGACAGGCTTGGCGATAAAGGTGTAATCATTAAGGAAGGTATAACTGAATTGCCTGATTTAGACAAATTAGATAAAGAAGAGAACAATCTTATCGTTTTAGATGATTTGGTAAATGAACCCCTTAAACAACAACGACCTATTTGCGACTATTTTATAAGAGCAAGAAAAAAGAATTGTAGTATCATATATATAAGTCAATCGTTTTACGGAGTTCCAAAATTAGTTAGAGATAATATTAGTTATTTGATTATCAAGCAGGTTTCATCAATGAAAAATTTGACTATGATTTGTAGAGAATGTAGTTTGGGAATTGAGAAAAAGGAATTGAAGAAGATATATGACGATGCTACGCAGTCTAAACAGGACTTTTTATTAATAGATTTAGAAGGCAATAAGGACGAGAAGTTTAGAAAGAACTTTGATGAAATATATGTATTAGATGAGGAGAAACTATAGGGAACTAAATCCACCTTTTAAAAAAAGGTAGAAGCCAAAATTTGCTTAAAACATATGATTTTGGGGTAGCCCTTTTTCTAAAAGGGTTATTTATTTAGGAAAAAGTAGGATAAAATGGCGGTATTTTACAAAAATAATAATATATTTGTATAATATAAATGAATTATACTATTCCTCCAAGACAGAAGCCAAGTGATTACGCAAAAGGTAAATTAACTCAAGATGAAATTATAGCATTACAGGTTGCTAACGATGCTAATATTAGTAGTGCGAGAAAAGCCGTTAAAATGGGTGTTGTAGAACAATTAACGCCTCAACAAGTTTCTTCTCCTGATGAATTATTAGCAGATTACGCATCTCAAGAAGCAACAGCAAGAAGTAATATTGAAAAACTTGGATTTAGACCTCAAGAGGCAGCGGAAATTATAACTCGTATAAGAGTAGATGGTGCTTTAGATTTTACTCAATTAAACGCCAATTTTCCTTCTATTGAAGCAGATATTAAGAAAAGATTTACTGTAAAACTATTAACTCCTGCTTTTTTTATAGAATACTTTAGAAAATATAGCGATGAACTTGCTGGTGTTGCTGGTATGGCGAGAGTTTTTAATCCTAATGGTGCTGGTTTTAATGGATTGATTAATAATGTTGGAGAATTAAGACAAGTTCTACCTGACCCAAGAATTATTGGATATCTTACCGATATAGCAGAGAATACTGGAATGAATAGAGATATAATTCAAAGATTAGATGTATTAACTCAAATATTACCTACTGCCGACCAATTAAACGCTTTAGGCGAACGTTCCGCAATAGACCAACAACGAGTTATACAAGCGATTTTAACGCAGTTTCAAAATATGCCTTCCGCAGCAGAATTAAGAGCAATAGCAACTGAAATACAAAGAAATAGAATGTCTCCAACAGGAATAGTAGAAGCAATATATGGAGTTGTTGATGGAATGCCTCAAGGAAGAGATGCTGATGTAAATATAGCAGAAGAAGAATATAACTTAATGCTTCAAAATCCCGAAAATATATCAAATATATCACCAGTAGGTGTAGCCTCATTACAATTATCAGCAGCAGATTATAGAGACAGAATGGCTGCCGAAGCAATTATTAAGAGAAAAGGAGACCCATCTTCATTAACTGCTAATCAAAAGGCGATTTATAGACAATTAACAGGACAAAAAGGTTCGTCAGCACCAACTATGAGTGATATTACAAGTTTTAAAAGCGGAACCGCAAATACTCCAACAAGTTTAGGTTCTTCAATTGGTATTGATAAAGCAAGTTTAACCCAAATTAGAAAGACATTTGAAGCCAATCCTGAATTACAAGACCAAATTATTAATAATAATACTGGAAAAGTATTTAATTATTTAGATATACAAAAAACTAAACCAAAAAATCCTAATTCAGGAAAAGTATGGATTAATGATACTAATATTATGGAAATTTTCAAGGTTAAATTTGGAACTGGTTTTGGAGGAGTTAATTCAACTGTAGTTAGAACAATACAACCTTCTATAAAAATGAAAGTTGGACGAGGAATAGCAGTAAAAGAAACTCCCTCTTATAGAGAATATGGTAAATATGCTATTCATCTTCCCCAATTAGAACAACAAGATACATTGAATGTAAAATACAAATCATTAGGACAAATACCCAAATTTAAGCCTATGGCTGTAAGCGATATATTTAGAGATTTTATTTTAGATTTATTGGATAACGGAAAGCCTAACGCAAGAGTTTATACGCAAATTCCTACTGATGAACGTAAGTTTTTTGAAGAAATGTCTATTGGTGCTGGTGTTTGGAATGGTTTAGGATTAAAAAGAACTACTACGTCAAGTGATGAAGAAGAGAATAAACGTTTTGAATTACTAAAAGGAGAGTATATGGCTGGTAATAATAACCCAAAAGTAATGAGCGATTTACGTAGATTGATAGTAAAAATGATGAATGATGGACGCATACGCAAAAATCAAGGTGTAGATTTATTGATGGAACTCTCCATTTAGGAGATAATATAATTAGGTTTTGGTTATACCTTTTTTTATAAATGTATAGTATAATGAGAACCCTTATTTTAAATAGTGCGAATATTCTTGAAGGAACAAACAATTCAATCTTATCCTATGAGTTCATTGGTGGTAATATTAATTTAAAAAAAGGTCAAAAGGTAGCATTAGCATCATTACAAATGTATTATTCAACTTTTAATATAACATCAGCAAATAAAAACAACAGTTTTAGTTATAATTGGGTTGATGGAACTACTTACTCGGTCGTAGTTCCTGATGGCTTCTATGATATTTTAGCATTAAATAATTTTCTTCATTTTACTATGGTTCAAAATAGTCATTATTTAGTATCATCAACTGGAGATTTTGTTTATCTAATGACTTTAGGGGTTAATCCTACTCAATATGCCGTTGAATTAAATTGCTTTGGTATTAGTGTTGCTGTTGCTGCTGCTAATGTTTGGGTTTTACCTGCTGGAGCAACTTGGGTTTTACCAGTTAATTTTATAGTTCCTGAATTAGTTGTAGGAACTAATAACTTTGGTTTAGTAATAGGTTTCGCAGCAGGAACTTATCCTAATGCTGTAATAGCAGGTGTTCCACCTAATCAAACTCAAAATCCAGCATATACTACAAGCCAACAATTTTTATCTACATTTACACCTCAAGTATCTCCAGTATCCAGTTTTATTTTAACTTGCTCTCTAATTAATAACAATTACGCAGTTCCAAATAATTTGATATATTCATTTGCTCCAAGTGGAAATATTGGAGAGCAATTTACCGTAGCCCCTAATCAGTATGTTTTTATTGATGTTTTACCAGCGCAATATAGTAGATTTCAAGTATCATTTATAGACCAAGCATTTAGACCAGTTGCTATTCAAGACCCTAATATGATTATTCAATTGGTAATAAGCGACCCTGATGATAATTTAGGATTTTAGTTCCATCTTTAGGAAAGATGGAGTCAAACTTTTTATATAAAGGTAGATAAGGTTTTGGTTATACCTTTTTTTATAAAGGTATAGTATAATGCTAATTCATCATTTAAGAATGACAACCAGTGGTGCTGGAGGAAATATGTCTCATCGTTTAGGAAGAGTTGTTGTAGCAAAACCTCATCGCAGAATTATTGGAAATGGAATTACATCGGCGGTTTATGATACAGATTTAGGAGTTATTAAGCCAACAAGACTTTTACAACATATTAAAATTAAAAAGTCAGTCCTACCAAAAAAGTATATTTCTTTTGATTAGGCGTAATTATAAATATTATTTTCTTACTATTATTTATAATGGATAGCATCGTCTTTGAAGAAAGCATCAATACCGAAGTTTCGTCAAGTGAATTCGTTGATAAGCAATGGTTATACGTAAATGATAATAATAACGGCAGTTATTCCTCGCAGGTTGTCTTGGATACAACCCCTTTAGCAAATAGTGGCTCTTACATTAATTGGAGTGAAGCCTTTATTTTAATGCCTCTTGTCCTTCAATTTGAAACTACAGCAGCAACAATGAACGCTGCTACTCAAGCGGTAGATTATTTAGGAGCATTGAAAAGTGGATATTGGAATATGCTTCATTCTCTAACCTGCGAATTTAATAACGGCAATATAATTCAGCAAGTTCCTTTTTTGAACGTCTTTTGTTCCTTTAAGAATATTACCAGTTGGTCTCAAGATGACCTTACTGACTGGGGTTCTGTAGTCGGGTTTGCTCCTGATACTGCGAGAAGTTGGGCTTATAATCCAGTTGCTGTTGCTAATACTGTTGTTATTGCTGGTTCAGGTTCAGGATTAAGTAATAACCGAGATGCTCCTTATATTACAATTGCTACATTAGGTTCTTGCGCCGCAGCCCCTGGTCCAATTGTTGCTTATTCCTATAATACTTCTACGAGAACTACTCAATCTTCAAGTGATATTAGACAATCTTGGAATGAAGGCTTATTTTCTCGTCAAACATACCTTAACTTTAGTCCTATATTGACCGCTGATTATGCTAATTCTAACAATCAAGGTTATTTAATGAGTGGCGCAAATTGCTCTGTTGTATTTAGAACTTTTACTCAAGCGGCCGCTGGTGTTCGTTGGTTTGCTATTGATGCTGTCATTCGTCTTAAAGATGTCGCCGACTTCTTCCAAAAATGTCCTCTACTTAAAGGCTCTACGATGCGCCTTTACTTGAATACCAATCAAACATATTTCCAAGTTACTCAAACCGCAGCAACTTATGCTGCCGCTACTGGTCTTCTTAATGCTAACCCAATTTTGTCTCTTACTGCTGCGCCAGTTATTCTTGGAGGAGGTGGAACTTGCCCTGTTCTATATTCTTCTTGCGGTTTAGGACAAGGTGCTTCAGTTCTAACTCCTATTCAAAGCGACGCTGGGGCTGCTGCTACTGCTGTTGTAAATGTTGCTCTTTCTATTGTTAGAACTCAATTTAGTCAAATGACTAACGCAAATCTCTCTTGTCCTATTACTTCTTGCCGATTGTATGCCCCAGCATATACTATGTCGCCAATTGCGGAACAGCGTTATTTGTCTCTTACGCCAACCAAGCGTATTGTTTATAATGATATTTTCCAATTTTCATTCCCTAGTCAATCTATTAACTCGCCCTTTAATATTTTAGTTACGAACGGTATTCCAAATATCCGCTCGGTATTAGTGTTGCCTCTTCTCCCAAGAGGCTCAAATGGTGTAGCGGCTGCTGGAGGTCAAACTACAGCATCTGTCCTCTCGCCTTTTTGCTCTACTCCTTCGTCTCCTGACCCTCTTATAATTCAAAACTTCCAAATTCAAATTTCAGGAAAAAATTTATTTATCAATCAACTTCAGTATGATTACGAAGATTTTGTAGAACAATTGGTATCATCTAACCAGTTGAACGGCAGTTTAACGACTTCCCTTGCGTCAGGCTTGGTCTCTAAAAAGGACTTCCAAAATCTATACCGATATTACTACGGAAATTGCTCTCGCTCTCTACCAAGTGAGGAAGGCGTTTCTAAAGCAATCCAAATTCAAGGAACAATCCTATCTCCTACGATTACTGCCTGCGACTTAATGGTATTCGTAGAATTTGAACGAGAAGTTACTATTGATGTTAGAACTGGAGCAAGAATTGCCTAATTTAGGAAAAAGTTGCTTAAAACCCTATATTTTGAGAACAATTTTAAATATTATTATCTAACTAATATTTATAATGAATAGTAGAATGCTTCATCAACGCCCAATTGAAGTTTCGGCAGCCCAAATGAGGAAATTAGTTAGCGGAGGCGCTATAACCCTTCAACCGCATCAGTTCGTAGGAAGTTCTCCTCATTCTATGATGGTAATGCCTAATACCGCAAGAAGAATAGCAACCGCTATTAAAAAAAACAAAGGAGTTAGAGTTTCCTTAAAACCTGAAGAAGATATTGTCGCTATGGAAGGAGGTAGTATTTTAGGCTCTCTTAAAAAAGGATTTAATAAGGCTGGAAAAGATATTTCTAAAGGTGCTGATGTTGTCAAAAAAGGATTTAAAAAAACTATTGTTGATAGTGGTGTAGGAAAGGAAATAGCGAAAACCTTAATTGATGTTGGCGCAAATTACGCTCTTCCTGCTGTAGGAGCAGTTGCTGGAGAAATGTTAGGCGGACCGCTTGGTGGAGTTGCTGGTGCTGCCGCAGGTCAATACGCAGGTAAATATATTAGCGATGAAGCCCATAAGGGAGGATATGGAATGATGTCGGCTAAAAAAGGGGTTAAAGGTGTTAGAAAAGGTATGCGAAAAGCATTAGCATATGGTGAATTAGAAGGAGAAGGTTTGTTTAAAACCCTTCATAAAATAGGCGCTCATAAGATAGGTATTACCAAAAAATCTGTTACGAAGGCAGCGAAAGAAACTGGCAAAGTTGCTGTTAGAGTTGGCGCTCAAGCAGCAGGAGAAGCAATTAGTGCTTATACTGGAAATCCTGCTGCTGGAATGGCGTTTGAAAGAATTGCTGTTAGCGCTGCTGATAGAGCAATTGATAGCAAGAAGGCGAGTTCTATTCTTAAAAATGCTGGTAAAGGGGCATTAAAAGAAGGAAAAAAGATGGGCGTTGAAATGGTTGATGACTATATTGATAAAAATTTTACTGGTGCTGAAAGACAAGTCGCTCAAAATGCTCTTGCTGGAAGATATCCTGACGCAAGAAGTTTAGTATATGACTATTCTAATTCCAAAATTGAAGAATTCAATCCTCCTAACGCATTTGGTGGATATGGTCTTCCTCGTAGAACAAGAAGTGGGCTTCGTATGGGTAATGGTTTGGCTCATTTAACTCCTTCTTATGATGTTGCTATGCGTTCTGCTACAACTGGTGCTGGTTTAGGAAGAATGAGTGGCGCAATGATGAGACGAGGAGGAATGATGGGTTGCGGATTTAGAGTTGCCGATGATAGAACTATTACTCCTGCTGAAGCGCCTTCTGCTGTTATTCAAACTGGAAGTCCATTTCAACGTATTCAAAGTCCAGCAATGTCTCCTTATATTGCTTCCAGTCCTCAACTTGCTAATGTTCGTATTGGTGGGTCGTTTTATCCTGCTGGATAAAATACAAATTTTCTTTTCTAAAGGTATATTAGTAATGTCCTTTATAACAAATAGAGTTGATGAAAGTTATCTACAAAGATTGATTGATGATTTACAACAAGACCATAATACTTTATTTAACTCATTGAAAAACGGAAGTGCTGAAAAAGAGAAATTAAAACTTAAGAATAAGAAAGTTGATAAACATACCAACTTGATAGCAAAATTAATGAACTCGGCATTACTCCTTAAACAACTTTTAGAAGAAGTTAAGAAAGTAAAATAATATATTAGATATGAAACAAATTTAAAGATAATGAATATCTAATATATAAATGAATAACTTAAAGTTGAACCAAGCCTACGAATTAATGGGGGCGACAAATGAAAAACAGTATTTACCTATTATCAACAAATTATATGGGATAGTTTATAAAACGTCTTACAAGTATAGTATAGTTGATTTTTTAGGGGAAACCTTCTGCGGAGAACTGAAGTCAAGAATTTTAAGCATTAATGATTTTACAGAAACGATGATAGGCTTTAATAAAGTTGAAGAAGGATTTAAAACTCTTGATTGGTATAAAGACCATATGCCGAACTATAAAGTTTATTTTTGGTTTGCTTTTAAAGAAGGACTATATAGTTGGGAACTCAATAGAAATAACTACAACTTAAATGGTGGCGATAGTCAAAAACGAATTGGAGGAACTATGAAAAGAGGCATTCAGGATTTTAAATATCATTTATATATTAAAAAAGAACATCTTGTTAAAATCAATAATACTCCTGTTTGGATACATCCTTTAGTATTAGAAAATTCTAATAAGCCTTTATTTAAATCATCAATACCTGAAGGGGTTTGCTGGTTGAAGATTAATAAATAAAGTATATGTATAGAGTAATGCTTACTAATTTTGATTTGGAAGGAATGGCTGAAAAAGACGACTTGGATTTAATTGGCGTTTTTAGTAAAGATAAACTACCTACTAAAAGAATTGCTGGAGACTATATCATTAACTTACAGGATTACGAAGATGGAGGCGGAACTCATTGGGTAGCATTTAAAATATTTGATAATAAAAAATGCTGTTATTTTGACCCATTTGGCTTTGGTTGTCCTGTTGATGTTAAAGAGTTTTTAACTCCATTTAGACCAATTTCCTATAATAATAGAGTAATCCAAGACCTGAAGAGTGAATTATGCGGATATTTTTGTTTAGCATTCTTGAAATATTTCAAAGACTTTAATAATAAGAACGATGTATATGAAGCCTATGATGACTTTCTAAACTCATTCTCAACTAATACAAAGACTAATGATAAGATAGTAATGGAAATGCTGAAAAAGTAATATTGATTAATAACCATATAAAAATATCTTGTTATTAATATATAGAATGGAACTAATAATAGAAGAAAAGAAATCAACTTATACTCCTGCCGCCAAAAAGGCTATTTACAAGTATAGAAGTAAGAATATTGAGAAGTATAATGAACGCCAAAAGGAATATTACCATATATCAAAGGCTGATGAAGACTGGAAGGTTAAGTTCAATGAAAGGTGTAAGGAAAACAACCGAGTATATAGAGAAAAGAAAAGGTTAGAAAACCCACCCAAGCCAAAGGGTCGTCCCAAAAAACCATATCCAAAAGTATTTATTAATGCGCTAATTTAAATTTGCGCTAATTTGAATTTAAAAAAAAATTGATTTGAAATTTTGATTTAAAAATAAAGGTATATAGTATATATTAATGAGTAAAACCCAAAAAAAACAATCTAACTATAATATATCTATGCCTAAAAAAAGTCAGTATGAAAAAGCATTACAATATTACGGATTACAAGGTAAGAGTGCGGTTCAGGTAAGCAATCGGTTTGGATATAACCCAACCTATAACATCAAAAGAAAGAATGGAGTTGTTGAAAAGAAAAAGGTTTTAGCAAGTAATCCTAATTATCAAGACCGAGTGGAAGCATATCTACTTAACAAGTGGAAAGATGAAACTCAAGAATATTGGGGAACTTATAATATGTCATATAAAAGATTTGATAAAAAGACAAACAAAATGATTGATGTAGTCAATAAGATTACAGCAAGAGGGACAAAAGATACAGTATTTTTAGATGCGAGAATTCAATATGAAGAGCGACTTAAACAATACGAAGAGGATTATCCTGAAAATGACAGTTATGAATTTAATGAAGACCCAGTATCATTAATTCCAATTCCAGCAGGAAGGGCAGGAACAGGGATTATTGTTGAGAAACAGAGAGTAGAAACAACTGTATCAGGAGGACAACGGACCGTTGGAAAAAAAGGAGGTAAAAGAAATATGCGTATGCGAGATGCCTTCCGCACCTTAAGAATAAGCGATGATACTGAAGAATGGAATACTAATCAAGGTAAATGCGTATTTGACTATTTAATATGGAAATACAAGGACGTAGATGGTTTTAAAAAGTTGTTGGGTAAAGGTAATGAAAAAGCCGAACAATGGTTGAATAATTTATTTAAGGACGAAGAATATGAAGGACAAGACCCTATATATGACGGAGTATGCGTTCGTCAATTGGAAAAGTTCTGCGATATATTTGCTATTAATATGTATGCGTTTGATAAAAGTGATAACCTTATTCAATATTACAAGTGTAAAAAAACTGTTGGAGGAAGAGAACCGTTAATGTTTATAGTATATGACGAACACTTCCACCCTATTTCTAATAAAGCAGAACGTAAAAGTAAGCAAGCCAAAGCCGTTAATGGGGGAACTCATATTACATCTAATGATATTGATACATTTGCTGTTGCTAAAGATACAACTAAAAAAGAAATAATTTGTCCTACGGAAGAGGAATATGAAGAATTAAAAAAAGGAAAGCCTGACTATTTAGCAGTTCAAAATAAATGGGCTTTAGATTATTTCAAAAAGAATGAAGGTAAGATACCATTCCCTATTAACTCAAGAAGTATATATGTTAATGAAGCGACAATTGAAAGTATTATATATGATGATAAAATAGTCCTAACTAAACCAGTTAATCCGTATGTAAAAAAGTTTTATGATGATAATATTTGTAATGGTTATCAAGGTCAAAGTAGTTTATCTATTACTAACTATATATGGGACGAAATATATCCGTTTAAGTTTTGGAAATCCCCATTCTTATCTCAACCTAATCAACAGGTAGCAGATGCGTTAAACGCCGAAAAAGTTAAATATAGAACTCATCTTGGTAGAACAAGTGAAAACTACGAACCTGATATGATAAAAGAAATGATAACTGATGGTAGAGCAATAGTTGCTGATATTACGAAATGCTATTGCGATGCTATATATAATCAGCGAGAAAAGTTTATAGTATTTAAAGGTAAGGAAATCGTTGAGCGATATGATAATGAACCATTAACTCTTGGACTATACTTTGTTGAGACAACTGATATGACATTATTCCATCAATCTAATTGGTATAGTAAAGCCATTATTGACTTTGCTATAAAAGAGAATATTGAGTTTATTATTACAAGACAGATTAGATGCGTTGATGAAGACTGGTATTGGGAGAAAGTTGAAACCGATGAAGATGGTAATGAAATATCAAAAATAAGTTTGGATAATAGTAATCTATTCAAAAACTGGTGCGATAGTGTTATTGAACTTACAGAACAAGATGAAGACTTTACATTAACAAAAGATGTAATCAATTCTATTACTGGGTTCTTGGGAAAAACATCATCAAAAACTAAAGAGGTAGGATTATCTAAAAACTTGGAAGAGGTTTGGACTGACTGGTTAGTTCCTGAAGTTGAAAAAGTCCCTAACCTTAATGTATATATCAATGAAATCAAAAGTGGCGATGATAAAGTATATTTGTATGGAACTGAAAAAAAGACTAAAAACTTAACAAATGGATTACCTATGTATATTCAACTATTGGATTGGAGTAATATATCTCTATATGAACTTGGTAAGGCAATTGGAGGAGAAATCATTTATAGAAAAACGGATTGTATTGTATCCATTGGCGGTAAAATTCCTGATGATAAACTTGTCAAATATCCTTGTTCTTATAGTAATACATTCGGCAAGTATCATATTGAAGATACTGAAAAAGCATTACACTTTAACTTTGACTTGGTAATGAATACTAATAGAAGTGTTGAGACACCTCTCCTTGATGATGACTGGATTGATTATAAACAATTTACAAGCAGTAATGACTGGGAAGGTATTATTAAAATGGCTATAGAAAAAGGAGGAATGCTAATTACAGGACGAGCAGGAACTGGTAAGAGTTATATTATTGGTAAAGGAATTGAAGCAAAGTTATTACCTGAAAGTCAAGAAGCAAGATTAGCATATACTAATAGGGCAGCGAGAAACATTAATGGAACAACTATTCATAAGGCAATGGCTATTAACAGTAGCGATAAAACTAATACTAAAACATTACAACATCTTAAAACTATTCCTATATTTGTTATTGATGAAATCAGTATGATTAACAGCGAGTTATGGAATAAGTTAATGATATTAAAAGAAACAACTAAATCCATATTTATTATTATGGGAGACCATCGTCAATGCCCCCCTATTGAAGAAGGAAGAGAAATCAATTACTTTACTCACCCTTACGCTAAACGATTAGTCAATAACAATAGATGCGAACTTACCAAGCCTCAACGATACGATATGAAACTATGGAAATGGTTAGAAGAGTTTTATGAATTCGGCTATGAAAATAAAGACATATGTAAAAAAAAACTGACTATTGAAGATATCTTGTATAGAAAAAACTTATGCCATACGAACAAGACAAGAAAAAAGATTAACCATTTATGTATGAATTACTTTAAAAAGGATAAGATGTTCGTCGTATTGGAAGTTCCTGATAAGAGTAAGAACAAGTATGCTGATACAGCCTTCATATATAATGGACTTCCTGTAATGGCGATTGCTAATAACAAAGAACTTGAGGTTATTAATACCGAAGAGTTTTGGGTTAAGGAATTCTCATCAAGCGCATCAACTATGACCCTATATAGAGATGAAGATGAAACCGATGAAATAATTGTTGAGTTCAATGATTTTCAAAAGTATTTCGTAGTCAATTACGCAGCAACAACTTATAAAAGTCAAGGCGCTACCATCAGCAAGGACATCAACATATTTGACTGGTATTTTATGACTAACGATAAAAGGATTGGATATACTGCGGTATCAAGAGCGAAGACCTGCGGACAAATAACTATATGCTATAAACTTGTTATACCTGTAGAAGAAGATGAACCGAATATAGATGAAGACTTCGTATATTAATTGTATGTAATAATGATAACAAAAAACCCCCTTTTTTTTTCATTAGTAGAAGATTAATTTGACGTTGGCTGACTGGCGAGACCTTAAT